ATGAAGCTTCCCAAACCTATTAAACGTGGTGAAACTTATCGTATCACCGTGACTTTTAACAAACAAAGATATTCTTGTACTCGGGACACCGCAAAGGAGTGTGAACAATGGGCAGCTTTAAAACTACTTGAATTAAAATCAGGTAAAGCTGATATAGAAAATGGTATTAAACCCCATTTTTCATTTAAGAATCTCTGTGAGAAATATTATTTAGAAAAAGGCATAAAATTAAAATCAAAAAACACTATTCGCATCAAGATTAATAAACTTGAAGATATGTTTGGTGATATAGCATCAAAGTCTATTCATGATATCGAACCTAATGATGTTGTGAGATGGAGAAACAAGCGGTTGCTAGAAGTTAAATCAAGTACCGTCCTGCAAGAGTTTTCTATTTTCTCCGCTATTTTTACTTATGCGCAAAAAGAGCTTTTTTTAATTAAGTCAAATGTGTGGCATGCAGTAGTAAAACCAGAAAAAGGAAAGGGGCGAAATCAAAGAATAAGTGTAGAAGAGCAAGAAATAATGTTAAAGCAAGTGGGTTGGGATAAAACTACTCCCCCTAAGCTTGTTAAACATTATATGGGCTGGTCAATGCTTTTTGCATTAGAAACTGCGATGAGATTAGGCGAAATTCTGGCGATGCGTAGATGTGATATTAAAGAAGGATTCATTCATTTACCTATTACAAAGAATGGCGATTCTAGAAATGTGCCATTATCACGTGAAGCAAAAAGATTACTGTCCATTATTCCTTCTGAAAATGATCGTTTAGTACCAGTTAAAACAGAAACTTTTAAAAGGGTGTGGATTACTCAAAAGAAAGCCGCAGGATTAGATCATATCAATTTCCATGACGCCAGACATGAAGCTATTACTAGAATGGTTCGCGAAAGAAGACTGCCTGTTGAAGTGCTTGCAAAGATAACAGGGCATAAAACAATTGGGGTATTAATTAACACTTACTACAATCCAAATGCTCAGGATCTTGTTGAAATGTTCAATAGTAGTGAGAGCTAATTAGCTCTCTTTCTACCACGTTTACTTCCTTTATCATTGGTCAGAATTTGATGTGCTCGTTCAGGGTCATACATGTGTTTTCCACCAGTGCCCTGATTGATAGAAATCAGTTTTTCTCTAATTGTGGTCACACTCAAATTATAAGTTTTAGCTAACTCAGCAGCACTGACCAATTCACGTTTGACTTGTTCCAACTTGGTGACAATAGCGCCACCAAGGTTTTGACCAAGCAAAATATGAGGAGGGGCGTCGCCCTCCAAAGTGATTGAAAATTGCATTATTCCCATTCACCCCTCCTTACTTTCCGCTTTAACTTTATCTATATATTCAATTGCCTCTTGCATACTAATAAAGCTTTCTAGCTCTTTACCGCAGTTTTCATTATCAAAGACTTTATATGCGAACGTTCTACTCTCATCCATTTCCACATATAAGCCTTTATAAATAACTCCAGTACTCCAACGCGATATAAAGAGCTTTACATCAAAATAAGCCATATCAAATTCACTCATCCCTCAGCTCCCGATTCGCTTTCACCCAACTTAATACAACCTTCCTCAGGCAAATCAGCATACCAACAGTAGTATCCTGCACCGTCATAACCATCATCGAGCCATTTGATAAGCATTTCAGTTTCCATCTGGAATTGATCTATCTCACCATCTGGTGCACCAAAGTCATAAGCTTCTTTTAATTCAGCACACGTTAAAATCACACTATGTGTGTGAGTTTCTGGCACCACCTGAGCTTTGGCTTTTTCTTGCCATGCCATCCATGCACCTTGTACATATTTGACTGTTGGCGAACTGTTTATCATTGCTGCAAAATAAGAATTTAAAGTTTCATCAAAATAAACAGCATTCAACTTCTCTTTAATTAAAGGCAGTGCCTCAAACTCACTTCTTAACTTATTCAAATCTGTCATGCTGCTGCTCCCTTATTACCATTTAGATCTGCAATAACTGTTTGTGCATATGCTTGAGCTAAAGAGCATTTGACCAACATTAATTTTTCTAGATTGAAATCGCGTTCAATCCAAACGGTTGTTATGCGCTGATTAAGTGGAATTTGATTTACTAAAACCACTTGTTGCTCGCGTTGATCTTCTGAATAGATCAAGTTCTCAGGAGTAGGGAGTAGAACGAAATCTACTGCCCACTTAGGTTTGTTAGCCAGACGCATATACGCGCGCATCTGCCAGTCATAACCATTTTCCTTAGTCTTTTTCTCAGCACGTCTTAGAGTGAACGGATGCTGTACACCAGACCATGAGCACTTAGTGTCACGGCCATGATCATCATTAATAATATCGGGCGTACCTATCAAAAACTCATCTTCAAGAGTCTTTTCATTCTTCTGCATTCCAATGAACTGACCCATTGTGAAAAGGCTATTCATCTGAACTGCTTTAATTGCGTGGTCTTCAAGAGTTAAGCCTTTCTCTGTGTACTTGTTGCCAGTAAAGTCTTTAAAACCATACTGTTGTTCAACTACCCAACGCTCAACTGCAGACTTTGCTCCTTCTGATAGTGTGTGATCTTTAAGCTCCTGAATTAAAGCTTTCTCTGCATCAGTGCGCTTTTTGCGAGTCAAAATCACTTCAACATCAGGGGTAATGAGAGCAGGATCAATCTTGCTCGGCTCACCCATAATTTCATGCAATGCATGAGGATGTATCTTTAACATTTCATGCACCTGCTAACTGTTGTTGCTGTTCTGTTGTGAGGACATAACCTGCATCACCACTCAATACATAAGCCTTATCCATTTTCCCTTCTTGGATTGAAGCCATTAATTGTGAAAACTGTTGTTGGTCTAAGGTCTGCGTAGGAGTTTCCAACTCAGCAACAGAATCTTGATGATCAATGTATTCAAAGTCATTTGTAGCCACATCATGAACAATTGATTGATCAGCTAATTGTGCAGTTTGCATTTCAATTGAAAGAGGCGCTTGCTTTGATAACAAAAGCTTTGTAACTGTTTTCAATGCCATTGCTTCAAAGTTATCTTTCCAAACACCACCATATTTGAATGATTGGCTGTACTTGCCTGCATGCTTCAATACATCTGCTTTACTCATGTATAGCTCAGCAGTGAAGCCATTTAATAATTTGAAGAAAGCCACATAACCAATTGCCTCACCTGAGTTTGGAATAGTCCAATCGAACTCATAACCAAGCAGGGGGTTAGCTGAAATTAATTGCCCCTCATAAACTGGCGTTGCTGCAATACGTGCGAACTGACCAGAGCGCTGAGCCAATTGAATAAATCCTTTGTATCCCATTTGGAACTGAGCTTCATTGCTTTCCTGCCATCTGCCTTGCTCATCTTTAAACTTGCGTTTGTAAGGCACAATGTAAGCAAAGCCTAAGTTGCTATTGATTGGCAAATCTAAAGTTGCTGCCATCATTGCTGCATTTACCACAGTTGCAGGCACTGCATTTTTAAGGTGTGGTTGATTAGCAACTTGCATCACTGATGCCAAGAAACCTTGAGTTTTCTTGCCTAAGATTTCCTCAAACTTTTGACGGATCTTTGAATCACTCACGTACTGCTTAATATCTTTAGGAGCAGCAACCTGATTTTCTGTTTTAACTGGCGCATTCATAATCTTCTCCTAATTCTTTTCTGCTGGCCGTTGTTCGAGTGAGTCTTTCCAATCGCCTTCATAAGGGGTGATTCCATATGGATTACCTAAAAATTGACCGTTCATAAGTAAAAGCGAATCAGCCCAAGCGACTTCTACAGACCAATTTTTGCTATTCCTGCAAAATTCATCCTTCCCGCCCCAGTACCCTTCTAAGAACCCGTCATAAGCACAAACATCTGAATTGGTAATACTCCCTTTGAAGACAATCACGGTTTTATCTCTTTGGGTTGCTATTAAAGAAACATCAGCGGGTGCTAACGACCAATCGTATTTAGTTTCCATCAACCACCTCATTCTTTTCTGCTAACTTTTTGAAGTGCTGGCACATACTTCTGACAACTTTGAACAACCACTTTTCTTCTCTTTGGGTTGTATGTCTTGAGGTGGTAGTGAAGAGTTGAACTACATGTTCATGGTATTCTTGGCTGTACCACTGTTCCAAGAAGTACTCTTCAATAGTCTTGAAGCCACAACTTCCACGGTAAGCAGTCCAAGCACAATCCCAACAACGGATAGTGACCTGAAATGCTTGTTCGCCATACCACACAACGAATACGTCAATTGGATCTACACCGTTGTTTGCTGGAATGTGGTGTGCGTGTACGCTTTTAACGTCCATCACCCACCTCTCAACTCTGCATCTGCCAATTCTTCGGCGTAGTACTCAAGCTGCTTGTTTAAGTCAGCCACTTGTGTTGATGTAAGTTGAAATAGAAGGCCGATAGGAGTCTCTACATATTCAGTACCAACCACTTCAACATGTGTTCGGTCATCTACTACGAGTTGGTTGTAAAACTGGTCCTTGCTGTCCTCTGGATTCATTAGAGAACCTACGACACGAACTTGCTTAGTAACATCAGCAACAATCTTGCATTTCAAAGTTGCGCAACCGCTTTCCAGTTCAAATGAGACGATGTTGTCCTTAACTTCAAATTCACCAGATACTTGAAGCATCGGGAAAGAAGGGCACAATAGCTCTGGCTTACCAACTAACATATTCATGAGTTAGTACCTCGTATCTTTCTGAGTTGCTCTACGACTTGCTTTACTTCTGCTTCGGAGCGATAGGCGCCAAACTGGATTAAGTTTTCGTGGAAGCCTGAATTTTCTCTATAGATAAAACGATAGAATCCATCTTCTTGCTCGCTATCAAAAATGAAGCACTCATCACCATCCTTCGGCTCAAAAGGCTTCGGCAGCTCAAGCTCAAGCTTTATGGTTTGGGGTTTGAGGCGGAAAACTCGATCTGGGCTTTCATCAAATACATCAAGCCCAAAGCCTCCTGGAAGATTCATCCAGCAGCTTTGTTCATGAAGAATCGGTAAAGTTGCAGTTTGAACATCCTTACCATTAGCCCATGCAAGCTTCGCCTCCGCACCGCTAATCAAGGCGGGGTCTTTAGTAATAGGCTCTAGCCCTTCATCTTTAACTTTGATTTTGTAGTTATCCATGAGAGGGCTCCTCTGGGCGTTTTTCTAATGTTTGGTCCCAAATTGCACAGCCGTTTAGATCTGTATCCATAAAACCTAATGGAGCGCACTTGCCAAAGGAATGCCAGCAATTAGCAAGATTCATTGAAATAGGCTCATCTACATAGCCATACTTACGTCCATTGGCATCAGTAGCTATCCAGTTGACTTCTTTAGGGACATTTGTCCAGTCATAAATAGACATCACTTCACCCCCTCAACCTGAACGCGGACATACATGTTCTGTTTTGCTTTGAGTTCGTTGACGTGTTGCTCGTCGGCACAGCCACGTAAGAAGGTAAATACAATGAAGGTGATAACCCAGAAAGCTACAAAAGCTTTCGAGCCATCCCGAAAGGCTTGGCTTAACTTGTACTTTTCAATTCTTTGATTCATACTTATCTCACTCATTGAGTAAAAGTCCCTGTCCGTCGAAAGCTAGGGGCTTTTTTATTGGTTGGTGAGATAATAGTAAACGTGGTGTTTACTGTAGTCAAGAAGAAAAGCAAACAAATGTTTATTATTTTGTTTTCTTGTTTCTAAACATAGACATAAAAAAAGACCGCATAAAGCGGCCTTTTTGAAACATGATGTTTATTTGTTTACGGAAGTGAGTTTTGTACGTTAAATGCGTAAGCAACTACACAGAACTCTTGCTCAAGAATATCTTCAGCTGTGAGTATTTCCTCTGGATATTCATCTTTGTTTTCGCTAACTATACGAACACCACCTTTTGGCATTCTGTACAAATACTTAAATTTAAACAAACCCCCGTGGTTAATTGCATAAATTTTACCGTCAACAATATTTGTTCTACCTACATCAACATATACGGTAGCACCGTTGTTGATAACAGGAGACATTGAGTTTCCAAATGCCGTTAGCGCATAAGCGTTTGAAGCTTCAACACCATATTGCCTTAAGGTCGCCTTACTTAATCTTAATTTTCTTGTTTCATTGCCGACCATTTCAGCTAAAGACCCCGATCCACATGACACTAATACCTCTTTATAAAAAGGTATTTCCACCTCGTCATTATCTACTGGAGTGTCCGAATCCCACTCTACTACTTTAGTTACATTTCCTTGTGATTTATTTCCTTCCCCCGTAAGAATCCAGTTTGCTGCAACACCAAAAATAGCTGCTGCCTTAAGTGCACCTTGCTTTGATACACCTCTTTTCTTCCAGTTTGTAATTGTCTGTGGGAACTCGTCAATAGCCTTGGCAGTTTCTTCTTGTGTCATTCCGCTTGCTTCTAAAAGTCTAAGCACCGTTGGGTGGGTTGGCTTTTCATCTTTCATCACAGTATCCAAGGTTTTCATTAAACACATTATCCAAAAAAGTAAACACTTTGTGTTAAACAAATGATTTGACAATAGGAAACACGATGTTTACTATGTACTAAACAAATGTTTACTTGAGGCGACCATGTCAATTGAAGCTGACAAAGAAATTCTCTTGAAGCTTGGTGGCTCTACAAAAGTGGCAGAGCTGCTTGGCTTCAAAGATAAGCAACGTGTCCAGAACTGGATGAAGCGTGGAATACCCGCAAAGATCAAATTGCAGTACCCACACATTTTTTTAAACCCAAATATTCAAAGTCATAACGCTGCATAGGAATCACCATGAGCAAAGTATCAAATGAATTGCCTGCAAGCGCTAGCAATAACGAATCGCTCATATTGCAAGCACTGAATGCAAGCAACCAAAGACACGTGGCAGAAATGATAAATGTGGATGCAAGCATGCTTTCACGGATGAAAAATGAAAAGAAATCAAATGGATGGACTGAGATTGAGTTTATTAGCTTTTTGTTGACAGCCGTTGGTTTGAAGGTTGTGCCTGAAAGTGATGTGTATTGCTCACCTCAAATTGCTGAGGCAACACGTGTGATGTTGGCACAAGCGTTTACTTCACCAGAGTACATGCGGATTTTATTCAAATAAAAAAGCCTGATTTCGTGGATCAGGCTCAATGTTCAATCGGAGCGAACCAAATGAACTATTCAATATTAGCAGAAACAGAACTAAATCAAAAGATAAGTTTGTTTCAAAAAGCGGTTGAGGCTTATGTACGTCAACCTTCACTCATAACTGCGTCTGCTGTAGCTAAGGCTAAAGCTGAACTCGGTAATTATGCTTTGTGGGGTGTTTGATGAACAATATTTACTTAACCAAATCACAAATCAATGAAATGGCAGTAACTGTGTGTGAGTTCAATCCACAAGTTTACTTTCTGCTGTATGACTTTGAAGTTGTCTATGTTGGCTCATCTGAGAATGTTCAGCTTCGCATAAAAAATCATCTTAACTCTGACAAGCTTTTTGATAGCTATGCAGTTATTGATTGCTGTCCAGATCATGTATTGGCAGTTGAGTATTTTTATATTCAGAAGTTCAAGCCGAAATACAACAAAAAGCTTAAGCCGCGGAAGAGTGAGATTTATCAACCTTCAATTGTGGAGTTGGACTATGTCTAATTTTATTTCTAATGCATTCATGATGCCGAATGACCTTATTGATAAGGGTTATATGGCAAAAATGAAAGGTGCAGCTCTACCATGTTATTTATTTATTGTTCGTAAAACACGTGGCTGGAACAAGTCAAATGACAACATTAGCATTTCTCAACTTGTGGAAGGCACTGGCTATAAGAAAGACGCTGTTTTAGGTGGTGTTGAGCAACTTATTTCAATGGGTATTGTTGAGAAAATTGCTTTCCAAAATCGCCCATCAAAATACACCTTAACTGACAATATTATTGCTGTCGGAAATACCGCTAGCGAAAATTCCGCTGTCGGAAATACCGACACTGCTGTCGATATTTCAGATAGCAACTTGTCGGAAATACCGACACACAAAAACAATATAAAAACAACTAATACAAAAACAAATGTAATTAGTGATTCAAAGACTAAATTTTCATTTGTTGACTCACTTAAAAAACTAGGTGCAAGTGATCAGTTAGTTAGCGACTGGTTAGCTGTTCGCAAGACTAAGAAAGCATCTAACAACCAAACTAGCTTTAGCCGTTTTGAAAACCAACTCGCTAAATCGAATCTTGATATCAACACTGTATTAAGAATTTGCATTGAGCGTGACTGGAAAGGTTTTGATGCTTCATGGTTAGCAAACGTAAATCTTTCTGAGTACCAAGAGCAAACACAGCAGATCACCTCTGAACAACCAGTATCACAATTCAAAGGTGTTGCTAAGAAATTTAAGGGGATGGATCAATGATTGAATTATTTTCTATCCCTGTTGAGCAAAGCATCTTGTCTACATTCATGACAATCGATCAAGCAGCAGATGAGTTTATCTCTCAGATCGATTCTCAAGATTTCTATGCATCTCAACACCAGATCATCTTTGCACACATCAAGAGCCAATTGAACAAGGGTGAAGCATTTGATGAGGTGACTGTATTCGAGTTGATTAAAGCCAATCCGCTTGAAGCAAACCAAATCGATGAACAGTTCCTTGTGAACCTCATGAACCGTGCAAGCAATGTGAGTTTGTTAGTAACACACATCAAAAAGCTTAAGGATTTCTCTACTCGCAGAAAACTTCAAGAGACTAGCAAGTTGATTAACTCAATTGCAAACGACATGGCAACGCACACTGCTGAATCTGCCGTGAACAAAGCGCAATCACTTGTTCAGAACTTAGATTTTGGAGCAGGTGAGGAAAAGCTTAAACATGCTCATGAGTTTTCTAAAGAAGCTGTGAAAGAGTTCCTTGATCGTCATATGGCAATTCATAACCAAATGCCCTATGAAGGCGGTATCAAGACTGGCTTTACTGCATTAGATAACAAACTAGGTGAAATCAGCAAAGGTGATCTAGTCATCATCGGCGCACGTCCTTCTATGGGTAAAACAACGTTTGCGCAAAACATCGCAGCAGACATGATGATCAACCAGTCTTTGCCGGTTCTCTTCATATCAATCGAAATGAAGGGCAGACAAATCGCACAGCGCTTAATTAGCGGCATTGGTGGTGTAGAGCTACGCAAAGTATTAACAGGCCATATTGACCCAAATAGCGACGATACGCAGAAGGTGAATAGCGCTGCTCTTGTACTTGAGAAAGCGCCTTTAATGATCGACGACAATAACCGCGCAACTGTGGCAACTATCCGCAGATCAGCGAAGAAGGTTGTTGCTAAATACGGAAAGCTTGGTGCCATCTTTGTTGATTACATCCAAAAGGTAACACCGCTCACCAAAAACAACTTTGGCCGTTCAGATAAGGACATCGGGGAAATCTCAAATGAGCTTAAACGCATGGCAGGCGACTTTGATTGTCCTGTGGTGGCATTAGCTCAGCTTAACCGTAACTTGGAAACACGGCCAAACAAACGTCCTGTAAACGCTGATCTAAAAGAATCAGGCGACTTAGAGCAAGACGCAGACATCATTATGTTTATTTACCGCGATGAAGTCTACAACAAGGACTCTAAAGAAGCGGGCACAGCAGAAATCATCATTGGTAAAGCTCGTAATGGCTCGATTGGCACAGTTCGATTAGCTACTGACTTGTCACGTGCAACTTTCGCTGACTTAAGCCCTGAGTATTACCAGTCAACGGAAGAGAGAGGTGCAGCGTGAAACAACACAGCACAGTGGAACAATTCGAAAAAATGGCTTTGGTTTTAAAGAACTCAATTGAAAAGCGCGGCAAGACTTCAATCGCGGATATTCAAGAATGGATCGGTTGTAATTATTCAAAATCAAAACGCTTCGCTCATCAATTAAGAGAAGCCGGTTATTTGCAATCTGATAATGCTCGACCAATGGGACTCAAACCAACAGACAAAGCAAAACAACTATTTTGGGTGGCGATATGACTCTAACTGAAGTAAGAAACAACTTGAACAAGATAGCGATGTTAAAGAATCGCCCACCTTACGAGATGTGTGTTGTTAAGGCTGTTCGTGATGCTTTTGAGAATGGAACAGAACATCAGCTTAAAAATGAAATCATTCGTGCGCTTAAAACAGAAATGGAAATGGAAATGCTTAACGATGAGTTGTTTGAACTGGAAGTTGATCCATCACTTAAACACACATTCGTAAATAAAGATTGTTTGGACGGTTTGGTTGATTGGATTTCAAAGGTACATGGAAGACAACAACAATTGGGAAAGCTAACAAAAGTTTCGCCTTCTCATATCTCAAGCATGAGAAGTACTCGCAAGTGCACTTTGAACTTGTATAAGCGCCTGATGAAAGGGAAAGAGATCATGGTTCTTAAGGAGTTAGTGGCATGAGTATTCAAAACACATTGCAACAACGCGGTGAGCGGTATGGGGAGTTTAAAGATGTTGCTCAGTTGAGTAATGACTTGATGCGCTTACTTCAAGCTACTCCGAACTATAACGAATCATTATCAGACTCGCAGCATTTCGCCTTGGTCATGATGACAAACAAGATGGCACGCATCGTTAATGGTGACCCTAATTACTTGGACAACTGGCACGACATTGCAGGCTACGCAACGCTTGTAGAGCAGGAGCTAATCATGACAGGACATGACAAGGAGGCGGTATGAAACCAGAACAGTTTATTCGTGAGTACGGGGTCGAGAACGTCAAAACCTTAATTGAAGATTTTGAGAAAGACCAATTTGCATTTAAGAGTTTTGATCCTGCTGCTGACTGTTGTTTCGATGCTGGCTTATGTATGGGGCAAGAAAAAGCTTGGTGGGATATCTGTATTTATGACCTCAAACGTCTGGTGGAGTCTTTGGGCATTGTGATGGCGATTGGACCTGTTGAATATACACGATCGGTTGTAACTAACGCACCTGCTGATGCAATTGGCTATGACACGATGCATGAAGGTTATTTCTACGAAAACAACAAACATTATTACGAGAATTTAAGAACTTTCACCATTGATCAAATCAAGGAAGCAATTGCTGTCCACGAATCAATATACGGAGGCGGGGATGAGTAAATTTCAACAGGAAGTTGCAGTACTTCTTATCGCCAGTGCAGTTCTTTATGCGGGCTTTAAGACAACGTTTATCGGTGTTGTTTGCGTGATTGGATATATAGCGTTTGTGTGGTCGATGTTTAAAGGAGCCAGCCATGAGTGAGTTTAAAGTCGGGGATAGTGCGATGTGGAATGGTGAAAAATTTACTGTAGAAGCATTGCAGGGTTCAGATGGCTTGATTGTAAAAAGCCTAGAAAGAGATTTTAAAACGGTCATTTCAAAAAGAAACACAAAGCATGCTTGCGAGAAAGAAATCGCAGCAGGCCACCGCATTGACAACGATATGGGCGACGACTCCCACATAGAAAACCACATCAGCCCGCTGTGTAAATCAAAGGATGTTTGAGATGGATAAGAAAGCATTGCAAGAGCAGTTTGAGCAGACCAAAACCTATGATTTGTGCAAATCATGGCAAATTGATTTTGATGAAAAGGCAGAGATTTATTACTCAATTAATCCAGCCTATCACAATGATGTGATTGCCCTTAATGCAGCATGGAGCATGTTCCAAGAACAGCAAGCGAAAGTGGAGGAGCAAGCCCAAGAAATTTCGAATCTCAAAAGTTTGATTCAAGGGCATGAGCTACGACATCAACAGAACTTAAGCATAAAGCAGAAGTTGACTAGACGATCAGAGGAGCTGCAAAAGCGGGTGGAAGACCTTGAACGAAAATTGCAGATCAAAACAAGACATTGCGAGTTCTATGAGCAAAGTCGTAAAGGACATAGAAGTCTGGCAATTCATCGCAAAAAGCAAATTAACAGCGCCTTAGAACAAATTGAAAAGCTCTATTCAAAAGCAGAAAGCGATTATGAGAAAGATCGTAATCCTTACTACGACGGCATGTTGTCAGCTTTAGATCTAGCGGAGCAGGCAATTAGAGGTGAGTTGGAAGAGCAAGCGCTCAAGGGGGAAGGATGCCAATAACTTACCTAGACCAAAGAAATCACTATGTTTGGACTACCTTGTCGCCAAAGTGGATTGCTCCTTATTGCTGCAATGTTTGCTCAGAGACAATTCTGAAGGAAGGCAGTTGGCTTTGCGATTATCCAGTTAATGGAAAGACTTGTGATGGCGTGCTTTGCAATGTTCATGCATACAAGCTAGCAGAGCAAGTGCCAATGAAAGACGAGGAAGGCAACTTTGTTGATGATGTACATGTCTGCCCAGCTCACTACGAAGAATGGAAAAGACTTGGGCAACCTAAGTTTTGGGAGCGTGACCAATGACCACATTCAAAGAGGCTCAACGTGCCAACTCAAAATATGCTCGGTGGGGACATCGAGCTTCAAAAGGAAAGTATCAAAACCATCGTATCGAATTAGATGGGTTGAAGTTTGACAGTAAGAAAGAGGCCCAAAGGTACAAAGTGCTTAAGTTGATGGAAAAGGATGGCTTGATTGAGCAGTTGAAGTGTCAGGTAGCTTTTGTTCTGGCTGAGGGCGTGAGATTCGCTAATGAGGAAAGAAAGAAGCCAGCACTTAGATATTTCGCAGACTTTGTCTACACACAGAATGGCATTTACATCGTTGAGGATGTGAAGAGTAAAACAACTAGATCACTTCCAGAGTATCGCATCAAGAAGCACTTAATGATGTCGGTGCATGGCATAGAAATTACAGAAGTTTGAGGGTAGTCGAATGAATGCAGTAGCAGTTGAGAAGTTTGAACGTTTTGAATGGTTGACTCATGGTTTAACTGCGAGTTCACCAAGTATTGAGCCAGTGGTCCGCGGAACAGGAGAGAAACCATTGAACTATCAAGACCGCTTGGGTGCTATTGCTTCAATGGATACCCAACTCGAAAAAGCAGTTGCGTCAGTAATTATCTTTGGCGAAAAAAGTAAAGGTGACTTTGATTATATATTGAAGCATCTAGCTAGCATTATGATTGTTGGGGCGCATGATGATAAGCGCTCTAAGCCAAAGAATATTAAGTTAGAGGATCTAGCAAGAAAGGTTGCTTGGATGGTAACCATGTTTGCACTCAAGCCGGGTATGGAGGATAACTTTACAGCTAAAGGTAGATTGCAATTAGCTGCAGGTATTAAAGAATCCGAGATGACTTTGAAAGCTTATGATGGCACTTGGAAGCAGTATGAAAAACTGATGTGCCTTGCTATCGAGTCAGCAATTGATGGAGCTGCAAAGGCAATCGAAAAGTACAAGAAAAATACTTACAAAGAAATGTAAAAAAATTCTAGGAATATTTCTCTGATGGAGATATAGTATTCATATACTGGTCGTATTACGGATTTCCGAAGACCAACACATCAAAGCTCACTTAATCGTGGGCTTTTTGCTTTTTGGAGGTTCACATGCTCCGGATAATTAAGCAGGTCTTTTGCATACATGTTTGGGAATATGGATCGGATTACAACGACGACCCAATCAAAGAATGCAGAAAGTGTGGAAAGATAAAGTGTTTGTAGCCCTGCATTTGCGGGGTTTTCTTTTTTGGAGAATAGTGCCAATCAAAATAGATGGCTCATATCCATCTAATCAACAGCAGTAAAGACCAACAGGGCATGAGCTTAATTTCTGTGGGAAAAGAACACAAATAGAGCCTGTTAGAACTTAGTGTTGAGGCTAATTTATGAGGTGCTTAATGGACACAATCGAAGCGAAGAAGAATTTAGAAATCTATAAACGTAATCTTAGTCGGTTAGAAAGCTATAACCATTTATTCAGCAGCCATACGTTTAAGACTGAATGTCAGCGTGAAGTAAATACTCTCAGAACCAGAATAGAGAATCTAGAAAATGCGTTCGACAAAGAGGCTAAACGAAATAAGAGCGCTACCCTGCGTTAGATGCGGCTATCCTCACTCACAAGCAGCTCATTCTAATTCAGGCAAGCATGGCAAGGGTAAAGGAATTAAGGCCTCAGATGCGTTTACAGTGCCTCTCTGCCATAAGTGCCATTTCCTATTCGACACATATCAACTAGGCACAAGACAAGAATCAGAAGCTCTATTTGATGGTTGGTTAGAAAAAACAGAGCGGATGCTTAATTTAATTAACAATGAAGAGGTTTTCTGATGGGAACTAAAGCAACAAAGGCTAAAATGATTGAACGAGCATTCGAGTTCGCAGAAAAGGTTATTGCTGAAAACCAGTGCATTATTAATCACACTAATATTCCAGAAGTCGGTGCGCGTGCTGCTGATCTGGTTGAATTGGCTAAATCATTTAAGCTTTTACTTTCAGATACACATGAAGATTTAATAAAGCTTGAAAACTACGGAAATGATGATTATCGTGGTTAAACACCACATCTCGAGACTAATGTGAAAGGCATCTACCTGTAATTATGGATAGATAAGTCTTAAGTCCTGAAATGCAGAGCCTGTCAGAAATGATGGGCTTTTTTTGTGAGAATTAAAATGGAAAACCAACATCGTAAAATCAAAGGCTATCGTGAACTTTCTCAAGAAGAAGTTGACCTAATGAATCGCATCAAAGAAAAAGGTGCGGAATTACTTGAACTTCAGGCTGAATTAGCAAACCGCTTAAACACAGATTTAGAAGTTAAACAAGCAGCAGCTAAACGCGCCCAGTTAGCTCCAAATGACTTTGCAAGTGTTGAATGGCAAGAATATGAACGCTTCAAAGTAGCTGAGCCATTACGCTGGGCAGCAATTGGGAAAACTGACATTCAGACAGGCATCATGGCCCTAGTTCGTGCTGTTGCGCAACCAACAGGTTGTTAAGCCACCCTCGGGTGGTTTTTTTGCGAGGTCAAAATGGAACCGAGATTCGTCATCAAAAACCATTCTGACATCAACTATGTGACAAATTACCTAAATAAGAACCATGCAGAAGCTGCAATTGAAGGTAAGCCTTTAGTTGTTACCATCAAGCCTCAAAGCACCAAGCGTTCATTAAATCAAAATGCTTTGTATTGGGATTGGATGCAGGAAATCCAGAATAAGACAGGGCAGGACAAAGAAGATTGTCATTTTGAGTTTAAAAAGAAGTTTTTAATTCACATCTTAAGGCGTGATGATGAAGAATATGCCGAGATGTGCCATGCAATCACAATGCTCAAGCAATCAGAGTCAGAACAATATGCAGCAGTGGCCAATGGTGTAATTAGAGAAACGTCTACAACAAGATTAAGCACAAAGCAGTTCTCTGAATACATGGGATTAATCCAAGCATATGCGACTAAAGAGTTAGGTGTTTTTCTTAAGTCTCCAGATGATTTGCAATAATCAGACATTACTTGATATAAGAACAGCTTAAATAATCATTGAGTATAAAAAATGGAAAAGCCAACACTAGAAACATATAAATCCTTCTTGGATGAAAATAAAGAAAAATATGGTCTAGTTGAGTACGAGTTTATCAATCAACAAGTAGTGGTATTCAAGTTCAAGCGTGGTTGTGAAGCGAATCTTAAGTACCTTTTTCATGTTCGCCAGAAGCCTGAAAGTATAACTGGTGGAAGGTCAGAAACATTTGAAGAATAAAATAAGCCCTCTTCGGAGGGTTTTTTAATGGGTGTCGTTATGGCCTGTAAAGGATGTGAGGAACGTCGTGAGTGGATCAAACAACAATACGAACTGTTCAAAGAAAGATTGCAGTTGCGAAAACAAAGAAATACTTCAATTGTTGTCACAGATAGTGGAGCAGAACACAATACTGATTCAGCAGGTAGCACAGAAGGATCAAGTGATACTGGCGGCATTGGAACAGAACAATGAGTTGCTAATGCAGCTTAGTGAACAAGAGTCACAAGTTGTATATCACAATAAGACGTTGGATTGAGGTGAAGAATGGCTAAGCAATTAAGTGTTGCGAATATTGAATATGCAGGTGGTAAGTCTGCAAAAGGAACAAAGGTAAAGTTAAGTGATGGAAGTTACTTAGCTGGTGTTAGCTTTGTTGAGACTACAGTAGGTGTTAACCAAGTAGCAGAAGTTCTAATCCGATTGACACCAGACTTTGAGAATCCAAATGAAACTACAAACACTCAAGCCGAGACTACAGACACAGCGTGCCTCAAGTAAGAACAATTGGGGTTCAGGTCGTGGTGGTCGACCATGGCGAAGACTCAAAGCAAAGATACACCTAAGAGATAAGTACACATGCCAGTACTGTGGTGTAGTCACCATGGACCTTGAGTTAGATCACATCGTTAATATTGCTCAGGGTGGCAATGATGATGAATCAAACCTACAGAGCCTTTGTGTAGAATGTCATAAGAAGAAAACACAGTTGGAGAGCAGACTATGATTACTAATGAGATTGCTAAAGGTGATGTGGTTGCATTACAGGGTGCTTGGGTTGATCTTATGACTGTCGAAAAGGTAGAAGATGGAAAAGTTTACTTTACATCTGGAGATTACGCAGACCTAAGTAAAGTCAGACATGCAGAGCCAGAAGAGATAGAAGCAGAGTGCAAGCTTTTCTAAAGTACTGAAGAGAAGACATTGAAGGAGAGTAGACAATGAAAGTGGTCATAGTAATTGTTTTAATTCTTTTTGTGTCGTGTGCCTTCATGCTTGATAAACACTTAACAGACTTGCGTATTGAAAGATGTAAGAGTCAAAAATCAAATGTAGTGATGGTTTATGGAAAAGCTAGAACTTGCCCACAAATGTGAGAACTAGCACCAGGGGGGAGGTAAAAAGTTTTTTTAAAAAATTCTGCGGACACCGCCAGCCCACTCACTTATAAGAAAAAATCAGTTTTCAAAAATATGTTAAAGGAGGGTATATGGCTTTAACAGAAAAAAAGAAGGCATTTGCCCTCGCAAAACGAAAAGGCAAGGATAATAAAGAAGCTGCAATTTTAGCTGGATGCCCTGAAAAGACTGCATCTGCGGCAGGTGCCCGCTTAGCAAAAGATCCTGATGTTATTGCTTACCTTGAACGGCTTGAGAAAGCCACTCCTGAACAAGTTGTTAAACATGACGTTAAACCATTAACAACTAATACAACTATTCAAGCAGCTAAAAATCTTGCTGATCCGCTAGAGTTTTTAGAGTCTGTTTACAGCGACCCTGTTGAAGACATGGCTTTAAGAGTTCGGGCAGCACAAGCAGCCCTTCCATACATCCACGGCAAAGTGGCAGAAAAGGGCAAGAAAGAGACTAAGCAAGAGAAAGCAAAAGAAGGGGCTTCTACTGGAAAATATGCAACCAGAGGAGCCAGAAGGCAATTACCGAGTTAGGAATAATCTATGACCCATGAATGGAGTACAAGTTGCCCTGATTGGGAGCAAAAGATCATAAAAGGTGAAAGCCTTATCCCATGTAAACCGCTTTTCTCGGATGAAGCAGAAGATGCATTAGAGGTTTTTAAAAGTTTAAAGGTTGTTGATGTGTTGGGTTGCCCTACAATGGGAGAAATCACACGGTCTTGGGTTTTTGAGTTCGTGGCTGCTATTTTCGGAGCCTATAGTGAAGAAGAGAGTAGAAGACTAATTCGTGAGTTCTTTTTGCTAATTCCTAAGAAAAACTCTAAATCAACTCTTGCCGCTTTCATCATGCTGACAGCCTTGATCTTGAATGATCGACATTCAGCAGAACTTATTATTCTTGCACCAACCAAAGAAGTTGCAGACAACAGTTTTAACCCTATTCGTGACGCTATTAAGGCTGATGAAGAACTTTCAGAAATTATGAATATTTCTGAACACACTAAAACAATTACCCACCTAGTGACGACTGCAACTTTAAAAGTTGTGGCCGCTGAGGCTAATACTGTTGGTGGTAAGAAAGCTTCTTGGATATTAATTGATGAACTTCATTTATTTCAAAAGAACCCAAATGCAGCATCAATGTTTCGTGAAGCAACAGGTGGTTTAGCATCACGGCCAGAAGGATGTGTGATCTATCTGACCACTCAATCTAGCGAAGTACCGTGTGGTGTATTCAAACAGAAACTGGATTATGCCCGAGATATTAGAGACGGAATTAAGGAGAACAAAAAGTTTCTTCCTTTGATCTATGAATATCCAAAGCACATGATTGAGAGTGAGGAATATCTAAAAAAAGAAAACTTCCATATTCCTAATCCAAACTATGGAACATCTGTAGACATTGAACAGCTTGAGGATGATTTTGATCAAGCAAAAGACAGCACTGAAGAAAACGATTTAAGAGATTTTCTTGCTAAGCGTTTAAATGTTGAAATCGGCATGAATCTTCGTGCTAACCGGTGGGCAGGTGCTGAATACTGGAATGCTCAAGCTAAAGACATTCAAATCGACCAACTAATTGAGTTATCCGATGTCATTACTTTGGGTATTGATGGTGGCGGTCTTGATGACTTACTTGGTTTTGCTGCTTTAGGGCGATTATCAGAAGATCCGCGCATCTGGTGGCTATGGAACCATGCATGGGCAAATAAGATCGCTTTAGAACGTCGTAAAGAGAATGTACCCAAATATGAAGACTTCAAGTCTGAAGGTTCTCTCACAGTAGTTGACCGCATTGGCGATGACATTGACCAACTCGCTGCAATTGCTAAGAAAGTTTATGACAGTGGAAAGCTAAACAAGATCGGGCTTGATCCATTGGGCTTAGGTGGGCTTTTAGATGGCTTACTTGAGGCAGGGATTCCAGAGGAAAGTATGTTTGCAGTGCCGCAAGGGTACAAGCTTATGTCTTACATCCTCACCACAGAGCGCAAATTAGCTGAAGGCAATCTCTACCACGCTGGACAGCAATTAATGACTTGGGCAGCAGGTAATGCCCGTGTTGTGATGGTTGGTAATGGTATGCGAATCACCAAGCAAGAATCAGGTGTGGGGAAGATTGACCCATTGATTGCCACCTTTAACGCAGTTGCTTTAATGAGCCTTAATCCAGTTGCCAAGAATTTAGACATTGATGATTATTTAGAGGACGTCGTGATAGCATGAGCGATTTACAAGACACGGGTTTTTGGACTCGTTTCTGGTCACGATTGACTGGAAGAACTCAATTAAAAAAAGGGGATACTTCATATCCTTTTGATAGCTATATTTCGTCAGGTGGTGCAGTTGTAACGCCTGAGACTGCATTAAAACTGTCAGCGGTTTGGGCATGTGTGAAACTACGTGCTGAAACTATCTCAACATTACCACTTCAGCTTTACAACAACGAAAAACGGGTTGCTACAGAGCATCACTTGTATCGTATTTTGCATGATTCGCCGAATGCTGACATGTGTGCTAGTGAATTTTGGCAGGTACAAAGCGCTTGTTTGGATTTGTGGGGTAACTCATACAACCTGATAACTAAGCGATCAAATGGTGAAGTGATAGCGCTAGAGCCTCTTTTCCCAAGTGAAATGATTGTAAAACGTAATAAATCAGGCTCAATTGAGTTTCATTACACCGAAAACGGCAAAACCACAATATATTCAGAAGACAAGATCCTTCACTTTAAAGGATTCACTTTAGATGGGCTGGTTGGCCTATCAGCAATTCAGTTCTTTGCGCAAACCATCGGTATGCAATTTGATGCCAACAACCAAGCACAAGATTGGTTCAAAAATGGCTTAAAAGTAGGGGGCTTTCTGGAAACAGGCGAGCAAACGCTCACTAAAGAACAACGCCAAAGAATGCGGAACAATTTAGCTGAATTTAGTCGACCGGAAAACGCTGGAAAGTACATGGTGCTTGAAGCTGGCATGAAGGTTTCAGGCGCAAGTAGCATCCGTATTAACCCAGTAGACGCTCAATTATTGGAGTCTCGTTACTTCGGTATTGAAGAAATCTGCCGTGCTTTCGGGGTTCCACCTCAACTAATTGGGCACACTAATAAAGCAAGTTCATGGGCATCTAGCCTAGAGCAAACAAATCAGGGATTTTTGACTTATGCACTTAACCCTCAATTAGTGCGCTATGAGCAAACAATCGCGCGTAAGTTACTTTTGCCCCAAGACAAATACAAATACCGTCCTAAATTCTCTGTAGATGGCTTGCTGCGATCAGATGTAGCTAAACGTGGTGATTTCTACGTGAAAATGACTCAGAACGGCTTAATGACGCGAAATGAAGCGCGAGAGTTGGAGGATTTGCCAGCATCCACAGATCCGGCGGCTAATAAGCTCACAGTACAAATGCAGATGGTGCCACTTGGAGAAAATCAGGGGAATCCTCAATGACAAGAAAAAGTTTTAATTTAGAGATCAAAGCCGTCCAAGAGGACGGTTTTTTTTCTGGCTATGGTGCCGTATTTGGAAATATCGATTGGTATAACGACGTAATTCTACCAGGTGCATTTACAGCGTCTATCGCAAAATGGCGCGCCAAAAATAAGATGCCACCTGTTCTTTGGAACCACAACGATAGTGAGCCTATCGGCGTCTACACAAACATCTATGAAGACGAAAAAGGCCTTTATGTTGAAGGCAAGTTGCTCATAGATGACGTCCCTAGAGCCAAATCTACTCATGCACTTTTAAAGGCTGGCGCTATAGACGGCCTAAGCATTGGCTACTCAACCAAAAAGGCTAATCAACAGACAAATGGCGTTCGCGAATTAGTTGAAGTTGACCTTAGCGAAATCTCGATTGTCACTCAGCCTGCAAATGAGCGCAGCCTCATCACTTCCGTTAAGTCCAAATTAGATGATGGCGAACTGCCATCACTACCAGAATTTGAAAAATTCTTGAGAGAGTCAGGATTTTCAAAAAACCAAGCTACTGCAATCGCTAGCAAAGGCTTGCGTTCTCTTCTGAGCGAGTCAGAGGAAGAAATCAAAGAAGCGAAATCAATTTCTAATGCTTTAAATATTTTAAAAGGAGTCAGCAATGTCTGAACAAAACCTAGAACAACTCGCTCAAGAGTTTAAAAAACAAGTTGATGAAGTAAAAGGCATTGCTGAAGACTTCAAAGGCAAGCGTGAACATGGCGATAAAATTGCAGAAGGTGCTAAACAAGCTGCCGATGAAGCAATTGTTAAGTTAAATGAGCTTAAAGCTCGAATTGATGAAGTAGAGCAAAAAGCTGCACGACGTCCAAACGATCAACCTAATGAGCAGAAATCTTTAGGACGTCAGTTTGTTGAATCTGAGCAATTTAAATCTCTTACTGGTTCGGCTGGGCAACGTGGTAAAGCGAACTTAGAAATCAAGGCCACAATTACCTCAGTAACAACTGATACAGCAGGTGCAGCGGGTGATTTGGTTCAAACTACTCGAATTCCGGGCATTATTGCTCCACCTGACCGAAAGCTAACTATCCGTGACCTTCTAATGCAGGGACGTATGGATGGAAATACACTTGAATACGTGCGTGAGACTGGCTTCACAAATGGCGCTGGTATGGTGGCTGAAGGAACTAGAAAGCCTGAGTCTGACCTTAAGTTTGACCTTGTAAGCACAACTGCCAAAGTTATCGCACATTACATGAAAGCTTCACGTCAGATCCTTGATGATGCTTCACAGTTGCAATCTTACATTGATGGCCGTTTGCGTTATGGCTTGGCTTTCAAAGAAGAGCAGCAAATTCTTAATGGTGACGGTACTGGTCAGAACTTATTGGGGATTATTCCTCAAGCGACTGCCTATGTTCGTCCTACAGGCGTAACACCTTCACAAGAAACGATCATTGATACTTTGCGTTATGCAATGCTTCAAGCGATTCTTGCTGAATATCCTGCAAGTGGTCATGTGCTTAACCCGATTGACTGGGCAAGCATTGAAACGCTGAAAGACACAACTGGCCAATACATTATTGGTAATCCACAAGGCACTTTAAACCCGACTTTATGGGGCCTTCCAGTTGTTGAAACTCAAGCTATCACAGCAGGTAAGTTCTTGACTGGTGCATTCTCGATGGGTGCTCAGATCTTCGACCGTTGGTTATCTCGTGTTGAGGTGGCAACAGAGAACGAGGACGATTTCGTTAAGAACTTGGTGACAATTCTTGCTGAAGAGCGCCTAGCTTTAGCGGTTTATCGTCCAGAAGCATTTGTTTACGGTAATTTGGCACCTGCTGTAACACCTTAATTGAATAGGGGCGAAAGCCCCTTTCTTTTTGGAGATAGTAATGAAGTACGAAGTTAAACGTGAACATTTTGGCGATCAGTTTTATAAAACTGGTGACACTCGGGAAGCTGATCCAGCAACAGTAAAACATTTGGTAGACAAAGGCGTTCTGGCTGAACCACAAGAAGAAAAGAAGCCAGTTAAAAGCACGAAACAGGTGAAATCAGAATGATTACTTTAGACCAGGCAAAACTACACTGTCGCATTGACGAAGATGATGAAGATTCGTTGATTATTAAATGGATTGCAGATGCAGAAGAGGTAATTCAAAACGATTTAGATCGTAAAGTGATTGTGAGTGAGTCTGATCGAGTAGATGAAACTGATATTTTAGATAATGATTGGTTAGATTCAGCAAGACTAATTTACGTTCAATATCGTTATAGCCGAAGCACAGAAGGTAAGCCTAAAGCTTACTGGGATTTGCTGCAAAAATTTAGAATTATGGGGGTTTAAATGGCAGATTTAGCACCCGAACTTCGAAACAGAGTGGTTATTCAAGCATACACTGAGCCGGGCCGTGATGAAGACGGCTTCCCAATCGAAGGTGGTTGGTCTGAGTACAAAAAGCTTTGGGCAAAAGTCACACCATTATCCGCTAAAGATTTAATTGCAGCACAAGCCGACCAATCCGAAGTAGTGGCTCGTATGAAAATCCGCTATCGAGAAGACATAACGACCAAGATGCAGGTGATTTGGAAAGGTCGGATTTTCTCAATTAAAAGCCAAGCCTTAGATGATAGTGAAGACTCTTACACTTACTGTACTTTCTTGCTTGGGCAGGGGCTTGAAAAATCGAAATAGTGTATAATATTTGAGTGGCTAGGCTGATCACCGAACTCTGTTTTACCTGAACAGTTGCCACAACCATAAACAGGTATTGCAGAGGTGCAATTATGAGCAATAAGAAGAAGTCCCCATATAGTGATTACCTTAATTGTCAAATATTTGAAGGCGATATAATACAGCATCCATCAGGTGAAAAGGGCACTGTTGTATTTGAACAAAGAAGTGAAAGCGATTCAGATAACTGGCTTGTTCAATATGAGGACGGAATTAAATCGAGATTATGTCTTCAAGTTGGAGACAAAGGCCAAGCATATGTAGTTGAGGCTGATGATATTGTTGCTAGATTTGGCGGTAAAGCCAAAGTAGAAGAAGCTACAAAAACTAAAGCGATTGATGATGTTTATTGTTGGGAGCTTGGCAAGTGGTTTAATCATCGATATTGGGTAGCACAGATGGCGAACACTCATACAGGCGTGACCCTCCGTGAATTAGCAATTGCTGCAAAAGTTTAATAGGGATTGGATATGAGTAAATGCTTTCTAGGCTGGAATGACAATCTAGTCGAAATACATATTAAAGATAGTGTCCAGCTCTCTGATAAAAACATTGATTTTACTTTCTACCCATGTGGACAGGAAGGTGATTTCTTTGAGTCTGATTCTGATAAGTATATTGTGGTTAAAACCCCTAGAGCCTGTTATCGCTTCGAAATTGAAGAACTGTCAAAAGAAACCGATTTCAGCACTAAAGGTTTAATAGAAACTAAAGTTCATGCCAAATATCGAGAATCCCAACTAGTTTTAACTTAACCGCCTAAAGGCGGTTTTTTTACGTCAGGAGAAACCTTATGGCTGATGTAGACGTAAAAATCGAAGGGCTAGATGAAGTCTTGCGAAAGATGAATGCATTGACCAATAAACGTCAAGTCAGAAATGCCGCTATGCGCGCTGCTCGCAAAGCAATGAATGTTGTCCGTGATGCAGCAAGACAGAATGCCCAAGCTATTGATGATCCTGAAACAGCAGCGAAGATCTTTAAGAATATTAAAGTCAGTGCGGGCAGAATGAAGGATAAAAGCCAAGTATTGATGCGCGTTGGTGTTGATGGTGGTGCTTCATTCTCTAACCCAACTCCTAAACCTACAAGTGGAGGTGACACGCGGCATTGGAGATGGATCGAGTATGGCCGTTCAGGTGTTCCTGCAGTTCCATTTATGCGCCCAGCATTAGCAAACAATGTTCAAAAGGTCACAGATACTTTCAGTCAGTCTTTTAGTGCTGAACTAGACAAGGAAATAGCAAAACTATGAGCTTTCTTCCAATTTATCGAACCCTCAATGCTGATGCTGCGGTCAAGGCTATTTTAGGCACTGATTTACGTGTTTATGAGGACTTGGCGCCTTTAGATACACCTACACCTTATGCAGTGTGGCAAACAGTAGGTGGTAATGCTGAAAATAACCTAGATTGTCCTGCACATGTTGATCATGTCATGTACCAAATTATTGTCTACGACACACAGCAAAAGCGAGCTTATGAAGCTAGAGAGGCGATCCGCAAAGCCTTAGAACCACAAAGTTATGTTCTAAATCCAAGCATCAATAACTATGAGCAAGACACGAAGCTATTTTCCCGTGGCTTTGATGCCAATTGGTTTTTAGACCGCTAAATCACACAAAAATCCAAATCCATACCGCCGAAAGGCGGTTTTTTATTGCCTAAAATTTGAGGAGTAGCTACTCATGGCAGTTTTACGTACACAAGGTACTAACGTTTTTATTTCTGATGGCACGGCCATTACTAAAGCAATCTGTATTACTGCAATCGATTTAGGCAGTGACAGTACTTCTAAACTTGAAAATACATGTTTGGAAGAAACAAGTTCAAAGTCTTACTTAACAGGGTTGAATGATCCGGGTGATGGTTCAATCACTTTTAACCTTGATCCAGAAAATGACACACATGTTCAACTTCTTGAATGGGCTGACGCTCACAAAGAATTAACTTTCTACATTGGTGCAAGTGACGGTACAGCAGAACCAACAATTGCTACAGGCACAGTGACAGTTCCAACTACACGTACCTTCTGGACTTACAAAGCCTCATTAGCTCCATCAACTCCAACATTTGAAGCTGACTCACTCGTAAGCTACCAAGTAACTATGCAGCGTAGCACTGGTGTTCAGATTATTCCTAAGGCTTAAGGTGAAAGATGAAAAAGTTATCAGTAGCTAATCTGAAAAAAGTTAGTCTTTTTCAAGGTGCACCAGTCGAAAAGACGGTGCATTTTTCTTTAAATGGGGAAGACTACGAAGCTCAGGTATTTGTTCGTAAGCTTTCATTCAAAGACCAGGAGCAAATTTTAAAAGCCTATAAATGGAAATTTGATCCGACAGACTTGGAAAACTCTAAGCTTGAAAGCATTGATGGTATCCGCCTACAAGCTGCCCGTATCCTTGGCTCAATTTGCGAAGATGCAAAAGGTTCGCCATTCTTCAAATCAATTGATGAAGTGCTAGATTGTGACGTTTCTGTTTGCAATGCTTTCTATGCAGTCTCAGATGAAGTGAACAACTTCATGGGAAAGTTGATGAAGAAGAACTCAAGCGAAACGAATTCTGGTGTGAACTTGTCAGTTGCGGCATCGGTGGAAGCACCATTGCAGAAGCGAAGCAAAAAATAACGAATGAAGAATTCCACATCTGGCGGGCATACCGCCAGAAGCGTGGATCTTTATTTATGGGACGCCGAATAGAGCAGGCAATTGGTAACTTATTTGCGCTTTATATTTCATCTAAAGTAAAAAAAGGCACCAAGATTGATGCCCTAAATTATATGCCGCATGAAAGCAAGCCTGAGCCGCAGGATTTAGAAACTTATTTGCGTGCACAATTACCAGAATAAGTCCAAAAGAAACAAGGGCCGCTTTCAAAGGCGGTTTTTATTGCGCCATTATTAACCACTTGTTAAATTACCTCTAAAGATAGGGGTAATTCATGAAAAATATTATTTTATTAGGGCTGATGCTAGGGCTTGTTGGTTGTGCTGGTAAACCCGTGAAGGCATTAGATAGTGCAAAACTAAACACACTCCGTGAAGTTTGTATTGAACGTAACAGCAAAGTAACTATTCCATCATTTGAGAATGATTTAGAAAGAGCATTTATTGAAAATGGGATCAAATCTAAATTCTATTCAGATACCAAGCCAATTGAATGTCAAAATAGATTAACTTACTCAGCACAAAGATCATGGGATATGGCCGTATATACATCAGTTATCCAATTAGATCTTTATGATGAAAATGGAGAACAAATTGCAAAAGTAGATTGGGAGCAAAACCCTTTAGCACTTAATAAATGGCGAAGCACTGAGGGTAAAGTATTGGATGCTGTCAATAAATTAATTGGCAAACCAAAAATAAATTAAATTTTTACTACTAAAAACTTCAATTCTTTTGGGTGATGAAATGGCTATAAAACCATGTAAGGAATGCGGTGCACCAGTTAGTGATAAAGCAGATGCTTGTCCTGTGTGTGGTGCCAAGGTTAAGAAGATGGGCCTGTTTTTAAAAATAGTCCTTTGGTTTTTTGGGATTATGATTTTATTTGCTGTGATTGGGAAAATAGCAGAACCAAACAAAGCAGTCAAACAAGGCGATACACAAGATAGCGCTCAAGCATCAAGTTTGGCATCTGAACCCGCAAAACCTGAAAATTGGTTTAATAACGTTTCTAAGGATGAGATGCGAGGAACTGAAACAAGATCAACACGTACTATAAGTACTAACCAAGCTGATTTTGAGTTTCCTTACAATGGGGGATCAAACCTTGTCTTGACGGTTCGAAAGGGTAAAAGTGGGACTGATTTAATTATTAATATCACAAAGGGCCAATTCATTTGTTCAAGCTTTGATGGTTGTAAAGTAAATTTCAAATTTGATAGTGGAAATATTCAAGCTGTAACAATGGTCGGCAGTGATACGCATGATACAGATGTCTTATTTGTACAGAGTGAAGCAACTGCCAAGAAGCTTATCGAAAAACTGAAAGTATCAAAGAAACTTATAGTTGAGCCTAGTTTCTTTCAAGAAGGAACAAAGCAATTTACCTTTAATGTCGAAGGATTCAAAGAACCCTAGAACTTAAAAACTACCCAACCCGCGAAAGCGGGTTTTTTATTGGCTGGAGAAAAGTGATGGCAACTAAACTAGGAACATTAACTCTTGATTTACTTGTCAGACTTGGCAAATTCACCGAGCCATTAAAGCAAGCAGAAGGTCAGCTCAAAGGTAGTCTTACTAAGATGAAGGGCTTCGTTGCGTCATATGGCACCATTGCTGCTACAGCTATTGCAGGAGCAACAACTGCCATAATTGCAATGGCCGACACAATGGCAAAGCATAATGCGGAATTAGAGCGCTTCGCATATCTAAGTCAGACATCAGTAGCTGAATTCCAGAAAATGGCTGTTGGTGCACAAATGATGGGTATCGAAGCTGAAAAGCTTAGCGATATCATGAAAGATTGGAATGAGCGCTTTGGTGATTTCCTGACTGCTGGGTCTGGCCCGCTTGTTGACTTCATGGAGCAGGTAGCGGTTAAAACCGAGAAAGGCGCAGATGGCGCCATGAAGTTGGCTAAAGAGCTTTCTAAACTATCAGGCCCTGAATCAATGGGCTTATTTGTTAAGAAAATGGAGGAAGCCAATCTTTCTCAAGACCAAATGTCATTCTTAATGGAAAGTATGGCGTCAGACTCTACCTTGTTGCTACCTTTGCTAAAGAACAATGCCGAAGGTATGCGTTTATGGGGTGAAGCTGCTGAACGCGCTGGCATCATCATGGATGAGAAAACTCTGAAGGCATCTAGAGAGCTTCAAGTCCAGACTAAAATGTTGGATATGCAATATGAAGGCCTTAAAAGACAGATTTTAAGTTCGGTTATTCCTGCTTTAGTTAATATCTCAGATGCTTTAAGCGATGGGGATAAGAAAGCTCGTGGAATGGCAGATGCTGGTGAAGTGCTAGCAAACTCTTTGAAAGGTGTTGCAACAATTGCTTATGGGGTATGGGCAGCGCTGAATCTGGTTGCAAATAGCATTGCAGGTGTAACCAACCAAGCATTAGATTCTTTTAAATTAACTAACCAAGCAGCACAGCAAAGTAGTTGGTTTGATAAGTTGCCTGGAGTGCAAATTGCAAAAAGTTTTATTACAGCAGGCGCTACTTCAGGAGCGGAAAACAGCTACATCAAAATGGCTTATCGGGATAACTTATCTGTAATTGAAGACTTAAGCAAAACTACTGACAAGATCTTTGATGATTCAGTGTCAAAGTCTACAGCAAAACTTGCAGACTTAATGGCACAAGCAAATAAAACCAATACAGCTGCCACAAAAGGCGCTCAAGATTGGCTTGATAAGCAGAACAAAGTTTCAGATGCAACAAAAGCTGCTGCAAAAGCACAAGAAGAGTTAAATAGAACACTTGAAGAGCAAAAGCGAATACGTGAAGGAATGATTTATGAATTTGCTGATCGCGAATATCAGTTGCAACTTGATTATGAAAAACAGCTCAAGGATATTCGTTTTGCTTTTTCAGGTGAGCAGGAGAAACTTTTTCTACAGACTGCAAAAGCACGTTATGAAACTGAAAAGGATCTTTATTTAGCAAAGCTTGCTTTCGAACTGACAGAATATCGACTTACTGAAGAAGAAAAAATTAACTTCCAATATGAGTTGGCTAAGAAGGAAATCGCAGCACGCACCGATATTACTGATAAGGATAAGGAGGCATTCTACAGAGCAGCTAAAGATAAGCATCAACAAGAGTTATCTTGGATGCGCCTTGAATCTGCTCAACGGCTGAATGATGCTCAATCTGCATTCCAAACTGACATGCAGAACATCAGCGCCAAGTATGAATTTGAGCGTGAGCAAATACGCTTAAACAATAGTTTAACTGGTGATGAGAAGAACTTTCTTATAGGCGCCTCATATAAAACTCAAGACCTTGAGAACGATGATAGCCGTCGTCAAGCTTGGATGAATTATCAGGATGCCACAGGTGTTGATACTTCTGCTGAAGAAGAGGCAACTAGACGTGGCGAAGCTATTAAAGAAGCATTTGAATGGCAACTAATAACGCAAGAAGAATATCAGCAAAAGATGTTGGAGAGCGAACAACGCTTCCATGCTGATCGAGCTGCGTTAGCTCTTGGTTCTGGACAAGCAATTGCGGGTTCTTTTTCCGATATGTTTAAAACCATGAGTGGAGAGCAATCATCTGCCTACAAAGCCATGTTTGCAGTAGAAAAGGCATTCGCCATCGCGCAATCAATTGTTGCTATTCAAACGGGGATTGCCAATGCTATGTCACTTCCGTTCCCAGCCAACTTAAGTGCCGCAGCAACGGTGGCAGCACAAACAGCAAGTATCATCTCGAATATTCAAAGTGTTGCTGCTGGATTCGCTACTGGTGGCTACACTGGCAATATGGGAACACGTGATATTGCTGGGGTTGTACATGGGCAAGAGTATGTACTCAATGCGTCAGCTACAAAACGAATAGGTGTTGATACTCTTAATGCTCTCAATAGTGGTGGAAGTTTAGGGAGTGTTAGTGGTGATGGCCCAACCGTCAACGTCTACACATTGCCAGGACAAACTGCTACTGCAACGCAAAACGACGATGGTTCATTGGATATCCGTATTCAACAAATTGCCGAGCAAACTGTATCTAACCAATTGGCAAATCCTAATAGCCGAATCTCGAAAACTATGCAGCAAAACTACAATGCACAACGGAGACGATAAGCATGAACAGGCTTAAATACTGCGTGACGCAGAGTGGTTACACTGCAAAAGTTGGTGATGGTGTAATTTCTCAAAGATTAGACGGTGGTGCTAGTCGCTACCGTCGATCTTTAAAGAATGTTTCTCACACGGCTAATGTTCAGTGGGTTGTGGGCGAAGGTGGCTATCAATATCTGATGGCCTTTTATCGAGTTTGGCGACGCACACCAAGCCAACCATTTATTGCACGTTTAATCATTGATGACGGTGAAGTTCAGGACTATCAGTGTTACTTCATTGAAAGCCCTACATTGTCTGCAAAAGAAGGCAAAGTTTTCACTGTTACAGCACAGTTTGAAGTTAAGCCTCAGCCAGAAGATGAAGGAATGGATGATCTAATTGTTGAGATTGGCAATGAAGGCGGTAGTGATGATCTATGGGATTGGGTAAATCCATTAGAAGAACTGGTAAATGAAGACTTACCTGCTGCGATGGAGGATATTTAGATGCCTGACTATACAACCTTCTTTCTAAACTCAAGCAGTGGTGTAGTGCCATTGGAATGCGTTGAGATTAGTCATCCAGACTTTACAGCGCCATTTCGTTTTGTGAAAAACGATACTGAAGGTGTGGTAGTTAAGCATGAAACAACAGGGCCTGATATTTCATATACTTATCAAGCAATGTCTATTCAGCGCTCTACAGTTACGAATGACTTAGACCAGAAGCTAAACCTAACGATTGCCGATGTTGATGATGAACTAATCAAATCGGTTGTATCTGCTCGGTTAGGCACTAATTGGAAAGTACGACCTTCTGTTAGGTGGCGTCTTTACCGTGATGATGATTTAACAGCTCCAATGGTTTCATTGCAGACCTTAGAGATTGCCACTTTATCGAAAGACAATTCAGGGAACTGCACTTTTGATGCTCAGGCACCTGAGCTTAATAGTGTAAAGACTGGTGAAATCTATTCTCTAGAAAGATTCCCATTGTTGCGAGGCATGATTTAAGCAAGGAGATAAAAATGATTGCTGTAATTATATGTGCCATAGCTTTGATATTTTTTAAAATTTCTCCAACTACCAAAAATAAGCTTGAGCCCAGTATCAAAATTGAACCAACATTCAAAAATGAACCAGATATTAAGTTGGATAAAAATGTTCGTGAAAGAATTAAGCAAATTGAAGAACAGCTTGTAGATAGCGAGCTAACAGGAAATAAATTAGTTCTCGATGTAAGTGATCTGCCTAAAAATTGGGCTGAACTAATGCAATTAAATGCACTGTTAAGTGACGCCAATGTTACAGTGGTCCAAAATGGCAAGCACCTCCCAACCATAAAGCAAGTTATTGAGATGATAGCAAATGAACCTAGACCATCTCCATAATCGAGTCTGGACGAAAGACTACACCTGCAACGATTTTCTTTGTGAAGCATGGGAGGCTGTTACAGGTGAGAAACTTAAGAAAAGATTAATGGCTTTCCTAAATGGCAAAGGCACATTCAAAGAGTTAGAGGTTCCCGAATCGCCCTGCATTGCCTTTTTCTCAAATGGCCCAAGAAGCTCAACACATGTTGGGCTTTTTTATTGCGACAAGGTTTTGCATTTAACAGGCCGTGGTGTCCAGTTCATACCACTTGAAATTATTTCCATGAACTTTCGGGAAACGAGGTTTTATAAATGAGTTTGAAAAAAGTCATCATCGTTCCTGATGTTTATGATCGGTCTACATGGTCAGAGGCAAAAGTTGAAGATGTTCTAGCCTATATCTACCAACAGTTTGATGTGTGGCCTGAGAATGCAAAGATTTATCACGACCAAATGGCTGAAACTTGCGATGTCACTCCTAACCATCCAAAAAGGATTAATGCCCAACTTGAGCATATTCAAACTTTGGAAGGCACATTTTATGTAGTGATCGAGCCTGCTTGGTTGCAGTTCCTTTACTATGCAATCGTTGCAATCACAGCGGCATACAGTCTTTACACTGTCTTGACAATGCCTAAGCCGCAGTCGCCTACAGTTGGCTCATCAAACAATGAATTATCTCAACGCTCAAACCAAGCGCGATTAAATGGCCGTATACCTGATATTTTCGGTCGAGTTCGCTCTTATCCGGATCTAATCGCACAAACCTACACTATTTATAAAGATGGCATAGAGATTGAAGAATGCTTGATGGCAGTTACGCGCGGTTATTGTCAAATATTAGATATGCGAGACGGTGACACTGATGTAGCAAACATTGCAGGAACTTCGGTTTCAGCTTATGACCCATTTACTTCGATTATTGGAACACCGATTTATCAAGTAGGTGAGGCATTCACAGAACTACCGAAGTTCGTACGCAACTCTGCATCTATCAATGGCCAAACTATCGAATTGCCTAATAGCGCAGTTCTCGAGTCGAGTAATGTGTGGTTCCAAAGCCCTAACTTAATTAAGGCAACAGGCTTAGACTTTACCCAATACTTCGCAGCGACTGACCGAGTTGCATTGAGTGGCGCAGTCTACGGCATTGAGGATGTAAACTTAAGCGGCTCCATCATGGTGAATGATAGTGATACTGTCATTATTGAATCATCGGTAAATATAGATAACCCAAATCTATTTAAGGGGTTGCAACTTTCGGGGGCGGTAGTAAACATCGAAACTACTTCTGGGTCACCGCCAGTAACCGAAACAGAGCCAACAGTTATTTCAGGCCAATTTGAAGTTTCTAGTGTTACGAAAACCTTTATTAGTGGTGGTTTCCACTATGAGATTATCCTTTCAAATCCTGAGTTGGTGAATTCAAACTGGAATAAGGTTAATGGAACCTACACCTTAAATTCTGATGTGGTGCTGAATAGAAATGCTAACTCTATTTCTCTGGATGACACCTACACAATTAACAGTGTTACAGCCGATACGATTGCTTTAGTTAATCCTTCAGCCATTAACAGCGATTGGGATAAGTTGCTGACACTTCCAAACCAAAGCACACAAGGACAAGAGGTTTTAGTCCGTTTCGATGCTGTAAGTTCTAAGTATGTCGGTTGGTTTAACTTCGACATGCCGGAGGCAACACAAGCTGTATTTAACTTCTTCTTTCCAAATGGCCTTTTTTATCAAGACAGTAAAGGCGGTGTGTGGGAAGAAAAAATTACAGTAATTATTGAGTTACAGGCTATTGATAATAATGGTGATCCAGTTGGATCTATCACAACCATTAATCAAGAGATTCGAGCTAATAACAAATCACAGTTTGGTAAAACGATCTATATTGATTTACCTACAGCCGGTTCTTTCCGATTCCGTTTGAGCCGAACAACAGCAACTCAAGCAGGTAAGACGCAAGACACATGCAAGATTAAGTCTGTGTATGGCATGGCTGACTCAACGATTAGCGACTATGGCAATGTGACTGTATTGCGTTCACGTACAGTGGCAACTGATGGTGCGCTCTCAATTAAAGAGCGCAAGCTTAATTGTTTAGTGAATCGAAAACTTCCACTTGATGGTACAGGTCCTTTACAGGTTACACGTTCAGCAGGGCAAGCGCTGATAAATCTGGCTTTGGATGAGCACATTGGCCGCCGAACTAGCGCAGAAGTAGACATTGCACAAATCAATGCTGAGATTGCCAAAGTTAATGCTTATTTTGGTTCAGACCTTATGTCGGAGTTCAATTACACCATTGATGACGAAAATCTAAGCTTTGAAGAAATCGCGGGGATGGTGGCTAGTTCTGCTTTCTGTGAGCCTTATCGTTTCGGTAGTCTAACTCGTCTCAAGTTTGAGCAGCCGCAAGAGAATGCTGTTTTACTTTTCAATCATCGAAATAAAGTGCCTTTAACTGAAAAAAGGTCTTATACATTTGGTGTGCAGAAAGACTATGACGGTGTAGAGCTTGAATATACTTCAGATGAAGATGATGCCCGCATTAAGTACATTATTCCTGAAGATATTACGCCTAAGAATCCGTTGAAGATTACTACAACTGGTATTCGTAATGAAGCTCAAGCGAAAGTAAGAGCGTGGCGTGAGTGGAATAAGCTTCGCTACAAGTACATGTCTTGTGAAGTGGAAGTTCTGGACGAGTCAGAATTGTTGATTCGTAATGACCGAATCCTCAATGCTGACAACACAGTTGTTGACACACAAGACGGTGAGGTTGAAGCAGTGGACGGATTGATTATCCAAACATCGCAGCCATGCACATTTGATGTAGGTAGTGATTACTTTATTCACTTGCAAATATCGAATGCCACTGTAGATGTGGTGCCATGTACAGCGGGTGCTGATAAATACCATGTAGTGCTTAGCCGACCACCAGTACAGCCACTCGTTGTAAGCGACGATCGATACGTTAAAACACTCTACACATTAGTTCGCGCTGATCAAACCGAAGCACAGGCATTCATGCTTGAAGAACTTACCCCTCAAACTCAAATGACGAATACGCTTAAGGCTTCTAACTACGATGTCCGATTCTATGAGCGTGACCATGACTTTATTTAATTAATTAACAGAAATCCAAGCCCCTTTATCGGGGCTTTTTTTATGCTTGGAGAAAAGTAATGGGCGATATCATTACTCGGGAACAGTTGGAAAACGCCTCGCTTGATGCGGATAGCTTAGAGGTTTTTATCAGTGGCGATGACATGGCGGATGTGCTAACCCGGCTGGGACAGCAATATCCTTCACTTGCAAAACTTGTAAGAATTTTAATGCAAACAGGTGGATGGAAAGCCTATCAGACTGAAGCAGCCTTACTTGCCACAGTTCCTACTGTAAATCCGTCTGTTGGATATGCCTTTGATACCAAGAAAATGTATCTATGGAATGGTACAACATGGATTAATGAAGGCTTGAGCCAGTTTGACCAAGCAATGTCATATTTTGATGTTAAATATGGTCTGATCTTTACTAATGCAAATCCTTTGGTTAATAGTACGCAATTACGCATAAATAAAGCTTTTAAAGACCTTTCACTTTATGGGGATCACAACGGTAAGCTCATTACTGCGGCAGCATTCTCGTATGTAGCTGCCACAAGCACACTAACTATCATCTTGGCACGACCAGACGCCTTGAATGAATCAATGACAGCCGCAAGCAATACAAAATATGTTTCACGATTCAGTGGGGTTGTGACCTTTTCAGGGATTCAGACTTTAACGCTTACACCTTATGGCAATACAGCAGCTGAAATTGGCGGAACAATAACAATTGATTTTGATAAGTTGCAACAAAGCGATTTGCTTGTAGCAGATTACATTGCTAGTGATCGACTGTTCTTTTCAAGAGCAATTAAAGATCTCAATGGTCAATACTCTACCATTAAGCAAATCAAAACAGATGTTGCTGCACAAATCGTCCGAGTGGATGATCTAAGCTTGGTAGTTGGTACGGATGTAGCTAAAAATAAGCTGTTAAATGCAACCATTCAAGAAATTGAGTTCTTCAAGGATCTTCCAACGGGGTATCTAAACGCTGCGGGCTTGTTCTATGGCTCAGGCGGTTTGATCAACCTTCAAATCTACCAATCTGCTGATAAAACCAGTAAGGGAACACTCTGGGCTGCAGGAACTGGGGTGATCGAAAACAACAAGACCGCCACAATTTATTTTGACCAAGGTCAAGCTATTGTGGACCTAAACAACTATGTACCAGATAACACAGGTGCAGCTGTTTTGGGCGATAATGCCACTTACAATACACGTGGTATAACGCGATCTAAAATCAAAATCACTGCTTTAAACAATACAGTTTTCCAGAGATACACTGGTCAGTTTGTAGATACAGGCACATTTCATGTCCCATGGGATCAAGTAAATCGTGCCTTTAAGCTATACATTAAAGGTGACATAGCCGATACAGACTATTATCTACCAGCTGTACTTAACTGGACGCTTACAAACAACAAGTACCGACTAACCTATCAGATTAAGAAGATGACATCTGTTGATCAGGTGGTTACAGGCGGCCTTGCGGTATATAGCGGTTATATCGAGTTCGACAACTTAACTGACATCAAAGGTCTGGTGACAATTGATGCTACGCGCATCAACAATCATCCGCTTGAAGCACAAATAGATTTTGACTTTACATGGCTAAAATATCGAACTGATTACAACAACAATTACTCCCCTTACTTTTTCAATAACACTTCCTTTACTTATGCAACTAAAGGTTTTGATATTAAAAAGTTGCGTAGAGCATCGAAAGAGCGATTCTCTGCAACAGGTGGTCTTACTAAATACACATCTTTAAAAGAGGCGGTGAATTTAGGGGCTAAAGATGTTTTTGCGGTGGGTGGTAATCTATTTAAATCAACTAAGCCAACGCTTACTAGTAAATCGGAAATTGTTTGTTCAAATAGTCCACCTAGGTTGCTAGCACGTAGATCAAAATCGAAGGCTTATGACTTTTATTACAAGCAAAAGCGAACACGTCTAGAAATCATTGATGCGGACGATATTTTTTACTTTGTGAATAACGATGTAATTTTTAAAGCGCCTCATCCAATGAAACAAACGTGGACAGAAGTTGGCTCAGCGAGTGCAGCAGACTTTGTGGTATTCGATGTAAGTGCTAATAAATTCTACTCTATTCCTAATCGTTCAGAAGTTTTTACGAAAGAAGCTTTAACAGTTGATAGTATTTTCCAAGCACGTCTAACTTACGATGATGAGCTGTTCATCATTGCTGTAATCGGTGGAAATAAATCAATCCTTATATCTGAAAATTCTCAAACATCATTGAGAACATTCAATTTCAATGGATCGACCGGAACTCGGTATACATTTGGTGCCGGTGTGAATGTTGTTAAAGATTGGTGCTTGAGTCATTACCAAAACGTTATGTTTGTTTCTGACTATGACAGTGGTGTGAATGGTGTACGTGGAACTACAGGCGGGCAAAAATGTTATGTGTCGTTAGATAACGGCTACACATTCACCAAGTGCTTTGACTTTACTGGCACTGACTGGTCACGAGTAATCAACGCTTCAAACATTACAAATTACAATCAAGCTCAGGCACATATTCACGCTGTGACATATGACCCAAAGCAAAATGTAGTTTGGATTGTGACAGGCGATGGTGCAACGGCGCTAGATAATGCTTCATTCTTCTGGTCGCGTGATTTAGGCCAATCATGGACTCATAAACGCTCAACAACTGTTGATGCTGGTGCTAAATCGCAAATGATTATGGGCCTGCCATTTGACGGATGTATAGCTTTCGGTAGTGATGATTCAAGCCTTAATGGGGTTGGGGTTATCACTTATGATGGTGATGCAATGGTTCATGAGGTTGTGAAGAACTATGCGAACAAGAACGTATTGTTAAGTTTTGCTCGCAGTACGTGGGCAAGACAAACAAGTCCCGTGAAGTTCATGTCATTTGGCAAAGATTCTCAGCAAACAGGTGATGTTGATGCGAAATCATTTGTGATTGCTTCATCGAACGGCTACACATGGGAAACTGTATGGGAAGATAACAATGCCGAAATTTATGGCAATGTTTTTTCTTATGACGATACGGACGGGAAAGTCTATGTTTCTCTAGATGGCACAGTTAATTATAAGGACCGGGTAATTATAATTGGCGCTAGTTTTATTTAAGGAAAACTTAAAGAAGCACCTTCGGGTGCTTTTTTAATTTGAATTTTAGGAAGTTTAAATGGGTTTAAACTAGACAGTTTATAGACATAATAAGTTTTGTAACTTATTCTTGTGTTGATTGTTTAGTTTAGTAACAAGTATGGCTTCCTTATCTTCAAAAATATCACTTGTTGAGATAAATAAGAACATTTCTTCGCTTATGTTCCTACTGCTTTTTGTGGGTTATATCTTATACAACGTATTACTTTTATATAAATTCATTCCGCCATTTTTAGGTGGCTACTTCGGTATTGTTTCAACAGTCGCTTTTGTATTATTAGCTATTACTAGTAAGACTACGATTAAATATTCGTTTAAGTACTCTAAATATTTGTCAATTCTTGCATTTTTGGCTTTAATTAATGCGATTGTTAGCACAGTTGCAGCATCTTTTTATGATTCGGTTTCGCTCGCTGTATATCAATCAATCCTGACTATTTTGTTTTGGATTGCATTTTATTGCATGGGGTTTTACATACCGGAATATAATATCGATAGAATGAGAAAAATATGTCTATTCTTCGTTTATTTATTTTTAGGATACTCCGTTTGGTATTTTATAACTGAAGATAGCTACATGTTGCCGTTTGTAAAAGGGGTTCTGGTAGATACTGATGAGTTGGCAAGTTATCAGGGTATTGCGAGGAATTTACTGGTAGTAGCTACATTTGTGATCGCATTCTCTAAAAATAACATTACCAATTTAGTCCATACAGTAGCCTTGCTAATTATTTTATTTATGCTTGGTGCTCGATCAGAATTAGTTGCATTTTTCTTGATTGTTATGGCGTATCACTTGATTAGATCTATTCGCATTAAATCTAGTTTTATTGTCGCTGCCAGCATTTTTACTATTGTTGCCTTTGCTGCTGTGGCTAATTATGCTGAATTAGGCGATTCTCGGCAGTTTGCAATCTTTAATGCAGCTAAGGATGAGTCTTGGCAGCAACGTAATGATCGTGAGCATTTTGCAATAGACACAATCCAGAAAAACCCAATACTTGGTGACTTTGGCGCCTATTTAAACCAAGGCGGTGTCGGCTCAGAAAACGTGGGTGGATATGCTCACAATGCCTTGTCTGCTTATACAGAGTATGGGCTGTTGTTCTTCCTTGCTTATATTGCAGTTATCTTTGGTACTCTCTTTAGTTCATTCTTTTATTACTTAAAAGATTTGAAAAATCCTTACTGGGCATTTTGTTTTTTAATGTGCCTTCAAGTTGCATTCATGGTCGTTTTCTCTAAAAACTTCGCATGGTCTATCACATATTTATCATGGGGCGTGTATTTCGGTACATTGTTCTATCATGCTCGACTAAAAGAGAGCTAACACTCAACATCTTTACAAGCCCCTTAATTGGGGCTTTTTTTTGCCTAACGTTAGGGGGAAGGCATGTCAGATACAGAAAGTTATGGTATCCGCTTAGAAAAGAAGGTGGATGATATTCGGCAAGAGGTTAAGTCGCTATCCGAAAGCTTAATTCAATTAAAAGCTATTAATGAACACCAGAAAGCCCAGAGTGAAGAGAATGCAAGAAAGATTGAGAAGCTAGAGTCAGGTGCTCAAAAAACAGAAGGTGCTATTACTTTTCTCAAGTTCTTTGGAGGGTTTGCACTTACTGGAATGATCACCTTTTGCACTTGGATTGTTTCAAATAACCAGGCCTTGCATCAACGCATTTCAGATACCAATCAAAAGGTTGCTGTCATTGAATCAAAAATCGCATTTAGGGGCACTCCATGAATAGTGAAAATACTCGCGCTTATCTAGCTTTCGCATTGGTGGGATTGATGTTTGTGTTAGTGATTGCTTTATTTTTTGTGGATATGCCGCGAGAAAACAGCAATCTGATTAATACAGCATTGGGCTTCATTGCAGGGGCTATGACAACTGCATGTGGCTTTTATTTTGGTAGCTCCGAGTTGGAGAAAAAGAAAGGTGAATCCAATGACAACTAAACCATTCTTCAATGCTGCCCGAGTTATTGCAGGCGGCAAGCTTACACAAGCACAAGTAGACGACCTAAATAAAGTAGTCGAGAAACTTGCACCAGATGGGAAAACAACAAGTGATTTTGGTGTAGACCTAATAACAGGTTTTGAAGGCACTCGATTTACAGCTTACGACGACGGTGTTGGGGTGTGGACCATTGGTACAGGCACCACAGTTTATCCAAATGGCGTGAAGGTAAAGCAAGGTGACACTTGCACACCAGAACAAGCCAAAGCCTACTTTAAACATGACTTAGCTAAATTTGAAAAGACTGTAAATGAATCGGTGACAGTGCCTTTAACTCAAAATCAATTTGATGCTTTGGTGTCGTTGACTTACAACATTGGCTCAGGTGCTTTTAATAATTCAACCTTATTGAAGAAACTCAATAAAGGTGATTATCAAGGAGCTGCTGATCAGTTCTTAGTTTGGAACAAGGCAGACAGAAAAGTTATGAAAGGTCTAGTTCGTCGCCGAGAAGCTGAACGAGCATTATTTTTAAAGAAGTAACTTATATGTGTAAACGTACTAAAGTTGCATCGATCATTACATTGCTGTGTTTAATCTGCTCGGGTTGCACAGCTCACACTATTAACACTTCTGTAAATGTTGGTATTTGTGTAAAGGCTCTATAGGTTTACTTATTAATCTTAGGTAAGCCTTCCCAACTAAAATAATTCTGCGTTAGTTTATCTCTGGTCATGGACCAACCACGATTAGGCAATCTACAACTACCCACAGCAATTTTATGCTTTCCAAACTTCTCGACTACTTGTTCGATAGTAGTCATCAAGTTCTCGTCCTTTTCGACCTTATCCCAGTCTGTCAAAAGATCATAGGTAAAGGTATCTTTAGGCTCCAAGCCTGTCAAAATCACCCCACATTTTTTATATTCAATTCCTCGCGCATATAGATGTCTCATTAAAAAAGTGGCTATCTGCACCATTTTCAAAACATTGTCGGTCGGCACACTAACCGGAAGTGACTGTGATCTATTAAAGAAAGGTTTGTGCTTGTCGAATGGATTTGATTGAGCGAAAACAATAATGCAGCCGCATAGCAATCTATCTTTTCTTAACCGGACCACAGCATTTTGCATGTAGAGTGAAACAGCTTCTTGTAGATCTATGAGTTCAGTAACTTTCTGACCAAATGATTTAGATGAAATGATCTGCTTTTTACTTGGTGGGGAATGCTCAATCTCAATGCAGGATATGCCTTGCAGCTCATAAACGGTTCTCTTCATGACCACAGAAAACTGTTGCTGAATATATTCAGGGCAGGCCATAGCTAAATCTAAAACAGTGTTTATGCCCATACCATTTAGCTTTTTAGTATGCTGCCTACCAACGCCCCAAACTTCACTTACATCGATCGATGATAGATATGACTCTTTATTGCAAGGATCCATCGCAACTAAATTACACACACCATCAAATGCTTTGTTCTTCTTTGCAATGTGATTTGCTATCTTTGCCTCAGTCTTTGATCTGCCAATCCCAATACATACTGGAAGGCCAATCCATTTCCAAATTCTTTCCTTCATGCCATGGCAATACGTCGTTAGATCATAATTATTTAAATAAGCTGTTAGGTCTAGAAAACACTCATCAATTGAATAGACTTCTTGTTCGCTCTCAGTAACATAGGTTCGCAAGATAGCCATAAACCTTTTGCTCATCTCTGCATAGACACTGTAGTTACTTGATAGAACCACAACATTATGTCTTTCTACAATGTCTCTAATCTGGAAGAGAGGAACCCCCATCTTAATTCCAAGGTCCTTAGCTTCTTGACTTCGAGCTACTGCACAGCCGTCGTTATTCGAAAGCACAATAACGGGGCGGTTATTCAACTCAGGTTTAAAAAACCTCTCACAACTGACATAGCAGTTATTCACATCGACAAGTGCAAAGATTCGCTCTCTCATGGTTATCTTGAAAACGTTACAAATTCAAAATAAATGGTAGAGCTGAGCCTGCTTAAATTCAAATTTAAAAAACTGTGGATAAATAAGTACTAGTCATAACTTGTCGCGGTCACTAGTGCATTTGGTCGGAAAGTGAACGGTACTAATTGACTGTTTTTCTTTGCTTTGGGAAATAGTCAGCAGTAAATTCACCTAGGGGCATTTCAAAGAAAAATTGATGAGCATCTTCTTTATTACAGTTCAACCAATCTTCTCGATACTTTTCTGGAATGACAATAATCGATCTCTTTTCATCTTCAGGCTTATGGAACTGGCTCATGAAAGGGTGATTATCAGCATTTATGGTCAGCATCGACATAGATCGAACTTGTTGACCATCAATAACGGTTGAGTCGTAAATAGCAGCCACTGTAAAAGGCAAACCATCTTCTCTAAAAATTCCCCAGCGTTCTGCTTTCCCATTTACATATCGCGGTTCATAAATCTTTTCGACTGGTATCAAGGCAAATTGACTTTTGGCCCAAGCATGTCGAAAGCTCGGTTTTTTATCTACCGTTTCAGTTCTAGCATTATAAGTATATTTTGAGAATTTAAGATCATGGTTCCAAGGTGGGATTATGCCAAACTTAACTTGACGCCATTCAATTTTCCCGTCTTTAGAAAAAATAAGAGGGCAGTCATAACCCGGATAAACATCGGCTTTATAGTCGAAAGTTGGTTCGAAGAGATCTAGAAGGTGAACACGATCTTTACTTATAGGTTCGTAATTGGCGCACATATATCTACCATTGTTATTATTTCCGACTAACTTTATATTACTACTCAGAAGGGGCCGACAGATCAAAAAATCTAGTCGGTTTTGTTGTTTTATCACTTGTGGATAAGTTGGCCAAAACACCAAATAAACACCAATTAAATCTAAAATATTGATTATATTTATAAAAAACTATTATGCTGATAGAGTTGATTAATCATGTAAGCTTTGAAGTCGCATCCAAGATAAACACATCACAGCATTTTTATATTCAATTTATATGTCAAAATTCATATTAAACGTTATAAATACATTCTGCCAAGCCTCAGCGCTAGCAATTCCTTATATTTATTTGCACTTCTTAGAAGACATATCCATTAAAAAATATAATGTAAAATTTAACCCTTTTATGCCTAATGCTATATTCAATATTATTTTTAAGGATGCTTGAGATGAGTCACGTGGGTTCTTGTCTATGCAATGAAGTTAAATTTTCAATTACTAATGAAATAAACACAGTCTATCACTGCCACTGTAGTCTTTGCCGTAAACAAACCGGAACGGGGGCAAATGCAGCAACATTAGTAAGCAAAGATAAATTTGAGTGGTTGTCAGGTTTAGAACTTGTCCGCACTTATAAAAAAGAAACAGGCTTCACATCTTCATTTTGCAGCCAATGTGGATCACCAGTACCAAACTTAGTAGGTAGCACTCAGTTTATGTGGATCCCTTTAGGTCTTTTAGATCAAGAGCTTACTGTACTAAAAAAACTTAACTTTTGCATTGTTTCAAAGTCAAATTGGGCCAATACAATTGCGGCTGATGAATCTTATAATCAACTTCCAACTTTGGATGAACTAAAAATATTTTTTGGTTAAAGTAGTTTCCATCCATAAAATGAGACTTATTTTGCATTATTCTGAATTTTTTCGGATGGTTATGCTTGCAGTTTTCACAAAAACACATTAATTACAATTGGTAGTACAACAATTACATTAGAAAACATGATATCTATCATACTTCCTTAAAAGGCTGAGTGAGTAGCTTAACTATAAAAGGGAGAAAATAGAGATGCCACAATATTTAATCATCGCTGAGAATGTGTATAAAAAAATTGAGGACAAAAATTTATTTTCAGAAAGCTCAGCAGAGAACTTAAATCATTTAGTTGGTGCAATCCGTAACGAAATTAAAGGAACCAAGTTTAAACTTAAATATAATTTTATAGATTTTGAAGAATGCTTAACCAAGCCATTAGAAGAATGTGCCATAAAGTTAGACATGAGCCTGATGCCAAAATATAAAAATAAAGATGAATATATTCTTTGGCTTGCGGGTTTTATTGAAAGAATCACAACAGGAGGTGAGGCAAAGCTTCCACCAATCTCAAAATTTATTCCTCCAGATTTTAAGTTTACTTATGAAGAACCCCTCAAAGTATCATCTTCTACAGGGGATGATGGAGAGATGATCATTAATTATTTCAAGTCAGATGCTTTTACTAAAATTATAAAAGAAGAAAAATAAGTATATAAAAAATATAGAAGTGATCGTCCACTACACTTCTATATCTCGCTGTAAATTCAGCATCCGCCTACTGGGGCGGTTTTTTAATTTAGCCCACCTTATTCTTACAAAAAATTTAATTATCTTTTAGTCTCAAGTAAATATTAAATAGCCTTAGCAGATTAAAATATTAAGCATATTTAATATAAATATAAAATTCGAGTGTTTTAGTCAATACTAAATACCAACCAATTTAATCAAGAATAAAAACCAAAAATAAATCACACTTCAAAACAATAAATAGTTATATTACACATAAATTATCAATTAAAACTAAAAATACAGAAACAATTTAATAAAAATTAAAAACTTATTTTTATAACTTTCAAACTATACTCATATTTTATAAAGAATTAATAGGGAGATAAAAATGCCAAAATACTTACTATTAGCAGAAAAAATTAATAAAAATATTAAGAGTAATTATTCAAACAACCACTTTAAAAACTTAAATAACCTCCTTATGGAAATCAAACAAGCTATTGCAGGTACTGAGCTAAAGTTTTTATATAACTTTGTCAACTTCGAAGGTTCTATTGTTAGTAAAAAAAATGAACTACCCATTAGATTAGATATGAGCTTGATTCCGAAGCATAAAAGCGAAGATGATTTTATTTTATGGCTGGCAGACTTTATTGATCGCATCACTATAGATACAAGCAAAGGTATTCATTAA